CAGAATAGCTATCAGGCTTTCCGTTTTTTAGGTTCGCTTTTTCAAACTGAATTTTACCACGTCTAAAAAGAATCGTATCAATTTCAATGTATGCGTTGTATCTGTTTTGATAACTAATAGACGCGTCTACATCGTTCTGATAAAAGTGTTGAAAGATAGCGTTGTTAACAGTTGACGCAGGTATTGTAAAACCCTGTGAAAAGTCTGTTAATATTTTACTGATATCTGACACGTCCTGAATCGTAGAACTAACAGAAATCTTTTCATCGTTGAATAATTCTAAACGTGTAAACTCGCTGTCTAACTGCGCAGGGTTTGTTTCTATAAATATTCCTACCTGTCTTTCCATTACACTACAGAATTAATAACGTCAAATGAACTTTCGAACTCTAAGCTGTAGTTAATTTGTTTCGTGTTTATGTGTTTAAATAGCTCTGTTGATTTCGTGTTTATTTTGGCAGGATATAAATCAATTAAAATACGCTCGCTTAACATAATTTGCTTTAATACCTCTTTCCAGCTTTCGTCAACCCAACCTGTGTTTACTTTTATGCTCTTTCGTCCGTTAGTGTTAAAGGTTTTTCTTTGACCTTCTAATGTGTTGTAGTTATAAACGTTTGATTGTAGTAAATTGTACTCCGTGTTTTCAACTGCAAAGCTATCATTTGACGCTTTAAAAAAGATTTCTCTTTGCCATGCTCCGTAACGATTCACGAAGTCTATTATAACAGGTGTGTACTTGCATTCTTCCACAGGGTAAAAATAGTATTTCGCCTGTAGTACGTTCGATGCGTTGAATATTTCTAGGATATTACCTTGATCTAAATTCGCTGTCCTTACTCTAGGTAGGTCATATGTGTTTGCGCTTGCTAGCGTAAGTGTTGTTTGTACGTTTGTTACTAAGTTGGTGTAACGTGCGTAGAAATTTGCTCCTACAGTTGCTCTTAGTTTACCTGGATATTTCGTGTTTAAATAGTAGTAGTTCGTTTGGTCTAAACCGTAATCTCCTAAGTCATATAAAGCTCCTTGTTCGTAATATGTGTAACCGTCAAATGCTAGATAGTCAACCGTGTCTAACAGCGTGTAAACTGATCCTACTAGTTTGTATCTCTTTACTCTAACTTTTGCATATTGTGCAGTTGGTGTTGCTGCTGCTGTATCACCTGAAGTAGAGATTGCATTAAAGCTCACGAACTCACGAATGTAATTAGATATATCGTAAAGATTTTCTACGTTGTTAGATGCAGGAATAAGCTTTGTTAGGACGTATTGAGGGTTTGTAGTAAAGGTGCTGTTTGTTATGAACAGTTCTACTTTTGAACCCTGCTGTCCTGCTTCTGCTACTCTGATAAAATACGGACTGCGTGCAAATATGTTAGGCATTATTTTTTAATGTTAAGTTGTGAAAATTTTAATAGTTTTTCTGCTTCTAATCCGAATTTTTCAACTAGTTGATCAGGCAAATTCTGGTAAGCTTTGTTAAATGGTTTAGTAAAAAATAAACTAGGTTTTAAACCCCTTGCATAAATGTTACTTGCTATTACATGACTTAAAGACTTGTAACTTCCACTTGCGTATTTTCCGTTTTTATCTCTGAATCTTATGTTTCGTTTTTTTGCCCAACGTTCTATTTGCAATTTAAAAGTACCCCATTGTCCACGTGCTGAACCTGTACCAAATCGGTAAGGTGAGTTTGGTGCTTGCTGTCCTGTTATTTTTGCGTTAGGTGAAACTTTGGACGGGTCTTTTCCTTTTACCCCTTTGTCCACAAAAGCTCCGTAATCGTCCATAGAGAAACTCATACTGAAAGAATTAGACATAGCTTTTACGTTACCCTTGATAGAGTTGTAAAGTCCTTTAGTATCGTTTTTTTTACCACGTGTTAGGTTAGCTTTCGCCTGACTTACAACGTAATCACGAAACTTGTTTAACTCTTTCTGTAACTCGCTTTGGTTCATTCTCCTTTAAGAGCTTTTAATTCATTGTACATAGCAAGTAACTCTGCTTCCTTTTGAGCAATAAGTTCTTCTTGCGTTGGTTCTTCTACTTCAATGAACTCTACACGGACTAATCCGTTATCATCGTAAATTTCGTTTCTTAATTGTGGCATAATTATAATTTAAGATGCAGTTATAAATACGGCTGGTAAATTTGAACCAGCAACAAAAGGTGTACCAAATGGAGAAGGTGCAGAACCAAAAGTTGGGCTATTATAATAAGAACAAGAAATACTTGTGCCAGAGCCATATATATTCATTAATGAAGCTACTGAATAACCGTGAGTTGTACATATACCACTAAATTGTGTGCATATCCAATAAGTTGTTCCAGCAGTAAAAGTTTGGCTTGTTGTTGCTGTTTTTAATCCCGTAGTTGAACAATCTAAATTTGAACTTTCAAAAATTTTAGTGTCTGGCTTTCCGTTTAAATCTGAGTAAATCAATATCCTTCCATTAACTCCACTACCTAAAACTGTAACATTCAAATATAAATTGCTTGAGGTAAATGTTCTATTTGGAATAAAAGGTATTGCATATAAGCGATTTGCAATAGTCCCAACGGTTGTAATACCATTACCATTTACTACTATTGGAACTATTGAACCAGTAGCAATAGGTAATAAAGTATGAACCCCTTGCAATCCACCACCACCACTCACAACCAAATCTCCACTTCCTAATACAGAATTTCCATTGATTGTTTTAATGTTAGTTCCACTTACTAAAGTATCTTGTTTAGCGTCTACCTGTTGTGTCAAAGCAAACGTACCTGATTCATTAGGTAAATAATGGTCTCTTGTAGTTGATAAGGAAGTCAGAAACAAATTAGACTGAATCATGTTGCTTTTATGCAACTGAATAAAGCCATCTTCAAGAACTAATAGGTTATGTCCGTCACCATCTTCAATGTGAAAGTTTCCATCTGTGTAATGGATAGAACCGTAGTTATTGTTAGGTGCATCGTAAAGAAAAACTTCATTTACTTTTAAATCGTTTGTTCCTAAGTCAACATTTCCTGTTGCTCCTGTGTAAGGTACGAAACCTGATACGCTTCCTGATGCTGAAATTTCTACATAAGCTGAACCTGTCCAACGATATGTTTTGTTTGTGTCCTCTGCTATGTAAATTGTTTTTACAGCACCTGTAACAGGAAATGCTGCAAGATTTGCAAAATTCTTTACTTGTGATGGTATATTAATGTCTATTGCCATGCTATGTTAATTGTTTGATTGCTTAATGTTGGGTAAGTTTCCGTGTCTACTAATGTTCCGTCTATTTGTACGTTAAATGTTGTGTCCGGTAAGGTTAATGTTGCTCCACTTTGTATTGTTTGACTATAACTTGAATCCGTGTTTACAACATATGAAGGTGCGCAAAAAGGAGCATAAGTTCCAGTGTCGCAAATAGTCATGTCGTTTGGAACTACAACGTCAAATGTCATCGTCCATCCTGCTAACAAGTTCTCAAATCGTTCTGTGAATGGTTCAAGTGTAGGGTCTGTTTCCACAACGAATTGTGCATCCCACAAATTACCATGTAACATCTGCTGATAAGCTCTATTTAAAACGTGATGTTGTGTATTTAATACGTCAAGTTCGTTGTCAGCATCCTCAAAGTCATTAGGTGCTGCAGCTTTTGAAACGTCAACAATGTCCATGCATATTACAGACACGTTAAAGGTTTGTGTATTGTCACTAAGTGTAGAACTATTCACCATGATATGTGCTAATGGAAAAATAGTTTGTTTGCTTAAGTCAACTGAGAAAATATCTCCTTGAGTAACAGAATTTACAATCTCGTCATTCTCGAAATGTATCTTTAGTTTGTTTAATATGTCGTAAAATCCTATCATCTTTTTAAATTACGTTGGAACTGTCTATGTTCAATTTCTGTTTTTTGCTTTTCAAAGACGAGATACGTGAGACATTTAGTAAGTCTGTAGTTGGTAACTGTATCGAACTTTGTAACGTCTCCCTTAGCGAGTCCATATATTGATTGATACCATCCCCATCGTTTTCCAAATTGAGCTGTTTCGCTAAAGTCGTTGATAGATTCTTGTTCTTCATCATCTCTTTCTCCAAATAATTCAGGGAAGCCTGTAGTAACTCGTTTCCTAAATTCCAAAAAAAAACACTTGATGCTAACACAACATCCAAAGGTGCGAATTTCATTAATTCTTGGAAGTCTTTGTTTGGTACATATGGTAAAATATCGTATTTGTCTTTCCGTGTTTTCACAATCGGTCTGTACATGACTGCCATTGCTTTGTGGTAACTATCCCAAGTTGTAAGATGCGATTCTAAATCTACATATTCACCAAATGAAATCTCTTCTAGTTCAGGAATAAACCCAAACTCAATTTCACCTTCTGCTGATTTTATTTTAAATGTCTTTTGAAACGTAGGTTTGTCACTAAATAACTTTGTGAAGTGCGTTATTAACTGATTTAAGCTTGTTAGCTTCATTTTAACAACGTCTGTTAATGGAATACCACAAAAGATTTCAATCATCTTCTGAGCAACAAATTCTTCATCGTTTGAATCTGCCTGAACTTTTAAAAAGTCCTGATAATGTTTTAAAGGTATTTCACTTAAGGAAGAAGGTACGTTGATTTCTACTTTCATAATATATAAACTTATTTATTCTTGTTTTGTTGTACGTGGATAATGTCGAACGCTGCAGTCAACATCTGAAAGTGTCTGCGTATTTGCATAACATCGTCAAACACTATTACAATTCGTTTACCTGTACGCTGATATATGTAGTCCTCAACTACTCGTTTCATCATTGGTAAATCATCTGATGTTGTATTGTCCATAGTTCTTTTTTAAACCTAGTGTTTCCATCTCGTGATATCTTAATGCATCAATGGCGTGATTGTAATGGTCAATAGGTACATTCGTCTTTTCTCCGTCTTTCTTTACGCTCCAACAATAGCTTCTAAGCTCTTTGATTAGGTTTGTACTTGCACTGGTAACTAAGTATTCTTGTCTTTGCATTACATCAATACCAAATTTAATTGAATCTACTCCTTTGGTAACTCCTTTGATCATCTTTCCGAATCTTCTAATTTCTTCTATTGATTTTGGTTCACTGGAATCTGCATAAATAGTTACGTGATTTGGCAGGATCTTAGCGATGTCTGAGTTCACCATTCCTGTACGGTAACATATCTCATTGATTATTCTCTGTCCGTTGTAGTTGTATACTTCAATGGCTGATGTTGGGTCATTCGTGTAACCAAAGTCTAATCCGATTCCTATCAACTTTGCTTCGCTTGGTATTGTATCAATCGTTTTCCAGTTGTTAAAGATTACGCCTTCTAAACTTCCAATCTCTCCTAGTCCGTAAACCCGCCACCAATTAGCCCAATAAGAACTTGTTGCTGCTTTCTCACGGTTCTTTTCTATTTGACTTACTATTGATTCATCAAGGGCTTCGTTATCTTTGTAGGTTAAGATTATGAAATCTGAATCAGGTTCGTCTTTTAATTCCTTGTGAACCCAAAACTCATTTGCCGGATTAAAGTCTAAGAATACTTCTCGTTTTGTACGGATAGAAAGCTCGTTGTATGATTCGAAGCTGACGTTGTTGCACTCGTTGATGTAAAGAACGTCTCTTCTTGCTCCCCTGAGTTTAGATGCATCGTCTGCTGAGAAGAACTCCATGACAGAACCATTACCGAACTCGTATCTCAATAGCGTTTTATTGAACCTATCATCGTTGTAACGTCCTGTCCATCGCATTACTTTGATAAAGTCTTTTAATGCACCTCTTCGCAAGTGAGGGATAGATTCAGCAACTACAGAAACTTCTAATCCTGCTTCCTTTGTGCACTTGTCAATTAATACAGGTAGTATTCCAAATGTCTTTCCTGCAGATGTTCCTCCTTGGATTATCTTAATCCGTTTTTTCAACGAAAGAATCTTATTTATCGCAGTCGTTCTTTTAAACATATTACTCCTCAGGGAACAATGGTTGCTCTGTTATGATTGTGCTTTCTACTTTCTCTGTGAGTCCGTTTAAACGTTGTGTAATGGACGCATTGTATTGTCCAACCATGCCACCCTCAATTTGGTCTCTGCGGATTTCTTTTCGTATATGTGTACAGATGGGAATGAAATCTTCGTAAAGTTTATCCTGATTCTTAAAATACTGCTCTACGTGAAAGCCAAACTTATTGAGAACGTAAATCTCAAAGCCTTCTAATGTAAGAGGACATTCAAGTGGTTCTGCTATCATGTCTCCGCTTCTTTGGTTCATGACATACTTATATCTTGGGTTCTCTTTTACGTTTGTTTTGTATGCTTTGAACATCTCGTACATTTGTTCTTCACTCTGTACGTTTTTAGGTCTTCCTTTTTGTGCCATTAGTTATTTCGTTTTTTTGTAGTTTTTAAAGTGGTCTAAAAATTCATTTTCGTCTATCTCTTCAACGCACATTAAACCGTCTGCATCTGTAAGGTAAACGACATAGTGACATCCTAGCTTTGTTAAATGGTCTGTTACTGCATTAGCAGCTTCAATCATTTCTTTACCATGGTCAACTAAGTAATATCTCATTTCGTGTTTATGCAGTTTGGTATTCGTTAAATACCTTATTCATTTTATTCATGATTTCCATCCAACAGGTAACGCATGAAGTAGGTTCTTTACTTACTCCAAAGATGCGATTGTAAATCTTTAAGATTGCATCCTGCTCACTTGGCTTTAAAGTTTGCTTAGTTAATACTTGTGATTCTGTTAGGTACGTGTATTCATCCTCTGTTAGACATTTAACTTGTCTGTAAGGGAATAATGCATTAAGCTTTGTCTTACGTTCTTCACATCCGCAATCTTCTCCTGCCACAAAATTTACTAGTTTTGATATTCCGGTTAGTTTTAATACATTCTCTACTGTATCTCCTAATCCTTCTGCTTTCTTTCTTGGTGTTCGTGTTTTTGCCATGTTTATTTTATTAGTTCTAAATCGTTGTTTAAATAATCTTCGAAGTCCTCACCTACGTTTAACCTGATTCTTTCCTTACAATTCTTCAACGTGTTGAAAATGGATTTAAGGCTTATGTTAGTTTCCTTTGCAATGTCACGCATTGATAACGTTTTGTTCCGGTAAATGTCAAACAACATTTTGTCGTAATGATGCCAAGTTTTACTTTCAGCTTCAATTAGGTTTTCAATTCTGTTGTATGATTCGTGTTTTTGCAAGTTATCTTCATCACTGGCTAAGTTGTAAAGAACTTCTATAGATATAAACTCCACCTTATTAGATTTGTTGCTATCGTGCCAACAATTACGTAACAGAGTCCAAATGTAAAACAGATTTACTTCACCTGATTCATTCAATACCTTTTCCTTTTGTCCGTATTTATGAACCCTTAGATACATTTCCTGCACTACGTCTTCAGGATAGTCAGTTCCGAACGTGGTAACAATCTTTACCCAT